TACAGATTTACTAGCTACCCAATTAATACATTTAATTGGAGACCACCCTGGACTAACGAAGTTAATAATATTTGCAGGATTGCCGAAGATTGCTATACTACTTTTAATTTCTTCTGCGGCAGTAGTATTCACACCAATTGATATATTTCTAGTAGATGATAGATACTCGTTAAATATTAATTTAACAATATCATTTGGAGAACCGTTAAATGCTCGATATATAGGATTTATAATATCCTGAAAAGACTCTACGGATGTAAAACTTAATTTGTATATTAAAATACTACCATCTTTAGCATATTCTTTATCATTTAACGCATATATCTTAAACATTTTAGATATGCTTTTTTCCTTAGACAATGTAGTAGTTCTAAAAGATACCGATAAGTATTCTTCTCCAATGATACCTAATTCTTGTATTAAGTTTCTGCTATCTGCTAAAAGTATTTCTCCGGATATACTATTTTCAAAGATACTCTCATATAAATTAATTTCTACTAAGTAATCAGTTAAACTAACATATGTGCCCTTATTAAAAGAAACGAGTACTAGGTTGTCTATCTGTACTTGCCCTGGAGCTTGTAAAATTTCGTTAAGCATTATTTAGAAATAAGTTGTTTAAAGTTAATAACAATATCCTGGACTATCTCAGGTTTTATAATTTTTATAGATCTTATTTTTTCATTCTTTTGTGATTCGACTTCATAGTTACTTTCGTAATTTGCAATAGTCAACGACTCTTGATATATTACCGGCGTATTAATATTATCGGATATACCTTCATATACTATTCTAACAGGATCTTTATGAGTTGATTCTTCTGATAATATAAAGAATGTTTCTACTTGATATCCCTTTGCGTTTTTTGCTCTATTCAAAGTAAATATATTATTTTCCCCGCCATATTTACTCTCAACTTGTTTAATTAAATTTTCTTCAGATATCGGCCATCCAAATCTAGGATCAATAATATTATTGACCATTAATATTAACCAATGTAACGACGTGGTTCCATAAAATCTAAAAGATACTTCCTCCGGGGTTTCTCCGTGTTTAACATCATATTCTTCATAGTATGCAGCATTTTCTTGATATTCTTTTTGTATGATTACTCTTTTAAGTACATCGACGACAACTTGTTGAGTTGCGTTATCATCTAAGGAATAAGCAATTTTAGGAAAGTCTGAAAAGAAATCAATAGCCATTTCTTACCCTTTGTGCTGATAATTGTTCCAATTCTGTAAAGGTTAAACTTACAGATATCTCCGCAGGAGCGCCATCTTGAAATGTTACAAATTGCTCTCCCCCATAATCTATGGCTAAATCAGTCAATGCGCATTTTGTAAATTTATGTAAATAATTATTTTCTTTATCTTTGAAATAATATTGTATATCAAATTCCGAAGGATATACATAGAACATTTTATCAGGAGTCAATTCTGGATACATATGAGATTTAAACATATCTATTATGTTTTTTACTCGTTGGCTCTCATTCCAACTTTTTGGAAAAAATCTATATCTAAAGTTAAATGTTCTATAATCAACAGATTCAAATAAAGTTTCTCTAAAAGGATTTGTTTTTGTTTTTGACGATAATTCTAAGAAATTTGGAATAAATCCTTGTCCGCCTAATGATGGTATTCTTGCAATCTCCGCTAACACTCTGGCTTTTGCCTCTGGCGCCATAGCTTCTAACCCACCTGCTGTAGATTTTGCAACAGACCCCTGTACAAAGATTCCGCCTAATCCTAAAAATCCTGCCATATCAGTTGTGGAATAATTTACGCCATACTTTACGCTTGGTCTTTCCTCAACATGTAATGTAATAACCTCTTTTAATCTAGAAGTTGATCCTGATCTAAAAGCATAGAAATTTTCATTTTGAATTTCGTTTGATATAATCTGAGCACCAGTGCCCGCAATTAATCCTTTTGCGGCGCCTTTTGGGACACGACGTATTGCATCTAATATTCCGGAAGATCTTCCCAAAGAGGATAATAATACACCTGCGCCAGTAATCGCGCCTATGTTTTTTGCAACGGTTGAAACTGCAGTTTCTGCCCCTTTTTGGGATAAGCGATTTTCCTCAGCTTGAAGAATTGCCAATCGTTTACCTTCTTCAGAATCCGCTGATATGAAATAATCTTTATCTCGATTCTGTATTCCTTGGGTACTCTTATCCCTGACATTTATGAAAAATGCCACGTAGTGCTGCAAATCCGGTAGATTCCTAAGACCAATTGGATATTCCAATGTTCCTATTTCATATTTTTTTCCTAAGTTTTGATTGCGGAATTCTTTATTGTCGGAGTTATCTTCAGACACGACATCATTGGTAGTTTGCGGCATATTTTTTATATAAATATTGTTACAATTATATATTTATAGCAAATGATATACACCAAAACCTATAAAGGAAAGTTTAAGCCGAAAAATCCCCAAAAATATAAGGGCGATTTTACGAACATTGTTTATAGGTCTTTATGGGAGCTTCGATTTATGAAATGGTGCGATATGACTCCTAGTGTAGAGGAATGGGGGTCTGAGACAGTAATTGTACCATATGTGTCCCCGATTGATAAAAAGATACACAGATACTTTGTAGATTTCTATATTAAAGTTAGAAATAAAAATGATGTTACTCAAAAGTATCTAATAGAAATAAAACCAGAAAGATTTACCAAACCTCCTGCAATACCGCAGAAAAAAACAAAGCGATTTATAGATGAGGTATTTCAATATGGGGTAAATGAAGCTAAGTGGAAAGCAGCATTTGAATTTTGTCAGGACAGAAATATGAAATTTATGATATTAACCGAAAAAGATCTAGGAATAATTAATGGCTGAAAACGTATTCAAAACGGTAACTATTCGCGAGGGCGATGATATAAAAGCTCAGCAATGGTACAAGAATGAAGTTAATCGATTTTCTCGCAACGGCGGAAGTACACAATTGCCCACAAGTATAAAGACAGTAAATCGCGTACAACCCGGGCAAATGTATCTTTTTATTTACGACCCCAAGTACAAAGATAAACTTCCATATTATGATGCGGCACCATTAGTATTACCTTTTAGAATGTTGCCCGATGGATTCTTAGGTATTAATATACATTACTTACCCCATATTGCAAGATTTAACCTATTGGGGGAATTAAGTAAATTAGTAATTAATACTAGTATAACAGATGATACTAGAATACGACTATCGTGGCAAATACTAAATAGCTCTTCTAGATTTTTAGGGGCAACTTCATGCGTAAAACATTATCTAAGTGCGCATGTTAGAAGTAGTTTCTTAAGAATTGGTTTTAATGATTGGAAAACTGCAGCCATGCTACCGGTTGAGAAATTTAAAAAAGGTAGAAAGCAAACTGCATGGAAAGACAATTCAAAAAAATACGGATTATAAAAAATGTCATATTTTAATATATCAAATTTTCAAACGCAAATAAGAACAAGGGGTGTAGCTAAACCCAATAGGTTTGAAGTTTTAATACCGCCACCTAACGTATTAAAAACGGTGTTAGATTATCCCCAATTAATAACTTTATTTTGCGACAGTGCAAGTTTACCTGTACGTAATATAAATGTAAAACAGCAGAGAATACAAGGACCAGCATATCAAAGACCAATGAGTGTTGATTACGGTGGAGACAATATCTCAATGTCGTTTATTGTAGATAGAGAAATGGATATTAAAGGATTTTTTGATGCATGGATGAATATAATTATTAATCCAAATGAATATTATGTACATTATCAAGGTACATATGCAACAACAATACGCATTTCTCAATTAGATGAGTATAATAAAGAAACCTATGCGGTAGTATTAGAAGATGCTTTTCCTAGAAGTGTCTCCATGTTAGACTTAAATAGTAGTACGCAAAATTCTTCCCATAGGTTAAATGTTAGTTTTGCATATAGAAAATGGTGGCCTCGGCATCGGGCGGTTGATAAACTGAATCTTCTTAATCCTTACATTTATCCTTCAATAGAAAATCCAAGCGTGGCCGCGCCGAAACCCGATCCCGTTGTTCAATTATTTTCAGTACCTTCGCCGGAGATCGAAGAGAGATACAGATTTTCTTCGGGCTCAACGGACCTCGATCCAAATAGCACAGATTCATTTTGGGTAAAGGGTCAACGAGTATCTGAACAAGAATATAGAATATTTCAATCTGCACCAATCGAATAATTAAATGATTTTATAATAACATTTTTGAGGATAACATATGGCATTGCCTAAATTAGAAACACCCAGTTATGAATTGATATTACCGTCAACCGGTCAAAAAATTAAATATCGTCCTTTTTTAGTAAAGGAATATAAGATTCTATTAACTTCGTTGGATTCCGATACTGAAGAAATCCAACGAGTAATAACAGATCTCGTAGATGTTTGCACCTATAATAAATTAAAGATTAACGAAATTCCTAGTTTTGATATTGAATATATCTTTTTAAATTTAAGAGCAAAGTCTATCGGGGAAAAAACAAATTTAACTTTGGAATGTACTAGTTGCAGCACAAAAATTCAATTTGAATTAGATTTAACTAAAGCGGAAGTTAAAAAGAATCCTAATCATTCAACTAAGCTTTTTATTACAGATACAATTGGTTTAGAGATGAGATATCCTAGATTCGATGAGTTGATGAATATCTATAAAGATTTCAAATCCGATAATGTCGTAGAATTATTATGTATGTGCATAAAGTCGGTATTCACTGAAGAAGAAAATTATGATAATTATACTAAAGAAGAAATGTTAGAATTTGTAAATTCTTTTTCTAAAGCGCAATTTGATATTTTAGAACAATTCTTTTTAACTATGCCAAAAGTAGTACAGCATATTGAACATGATTGCCCAAATTGTGGCGCAAAAAATGAAACAAATCTGGAGGGTTTACAAAATTTTTTCGCCTAACTCTTTCTCATGAAGGTCTTTTAAATTATTATCAGTTGAATTTTTCACTTATGCAGCATCACAAATATTCGCTGTCTGAAATAGAAGATATGATACCGTGGGAAAGAGAAATTTACACTACATTATTAATTAGATATATCGATGAACAAAATGATAAACTAAAACAAAAAGCAATAAAGGATTCATAAAATGGCTTTGCCAACCAATCAATTAACTTCTGTAGATAAAGAACTATTATCTGCCGCTAAATCTCAATCTTCTTTGTTGAACAGACAAAGTTCGGTGTTAAAGGGATTAACCGATTCAATAACGAAGCAACGAAAAGAATTAGAAGAATTGAGACGAGCCTCAACTAATCAAAAACAATTCTTAGGTGGCAACGGAGGAATGTCGTCATTAGCTAAAATGTTTGGAGCAAAAGGCGCAGCCACGGGGTTAAAAGGTTCTCCGCTTGGACCTAAAGATGAAACCAATACAGGGTTCTTTAAAAAAATAGTTACCCAAATTACAGGCCCATCTAGATACCAACAACAGCTAATTAATGAAATAATAATATTAAAAGAAGTTACGCAGCGTCAAGCTCAAGATATTGCTTTTATTAAAAGCCAATCTGAACCCGGCGCAAAATCTCAAGAAAGATCTTTGCTAGCATCGGCAATTGCAAAAGCAATGGGAGAAACAGAAAGACCATCTGACTCTTCGGAAGGATCCGGTGGTATTATTTCTACAGCAGCTAAGGGGATTGGCGGGGTATTAAAATCTCTAGTTGTAGGATTTGGTGCAGCATTGACAGGCGCTGCAATGTTAATTACTAAATTTGGAAAAAGTTTACCTGGTATATTTGTTGGCGCTTTGCGTCTAGCATTAACACCCGTTGGCATTGCTGCGATAATTGCTGCGTTAATAGGTGTAAAGGCATACAAAGAACTACAAGGAAAAACTGAAGGAGCCGGCGTTGATGCAGACGGTAAACCAATACAACCAACAGATGGGTATGTAAAAGACGAATCGTTTTTAAATAAATTAAAACGCTTCTTTAGCGGTGAAAATGCATCTGACGTGTGGGATAAAAAGAATAAAGATGGCAGCCTCAAAGCCCAAAGAAATCGTCGCCCGCAAGTATGGACCGGAGTTATGCAGGCAGACAAAAGGCCAGACGATCCTGAGGCAGCTGCAGCATGGGATAAACAATTCGGTGGGAAATATGATCCCACTACAGGGAATCGACTTCGACAGCTTGATGAACAGGTTGTTGCTAGAACTAGGGGGTCAATATATATACCAGGACAAGGTTGGCGACACGGCGGAGCAAAAGCCGAACCTGACCCAAAAGATAAAGATGCAATGACCACTTTAGATGACGCATTAGACACAACTACGGACTATTTTAAAGATTTCAACGAAACAATGAAGAAAGCTCTTGAAGGATTCGAAAAAATTGGTGAGAATATAGTTGATATAGCAAAAGACACATTAGATCCTACAAAAATTGAAGGCATGCTAAATAATTTATTAACTATTAGTTTTGGTACACCAACTACGGATACTATAAATTTAGCACCATACTTAGGTACAGCAATAGTACAAACACTTAAAGATATAACAGAAGAAGGAGCTAAGATAAAGGATTATGCTGTTGAAAAAGCGCAAGCCGCCACAAATATTGTAACTAATAACACTGTAGTAGGTGGGGGAAATAATCAAGGATCCAATTCTGTCCTTAGCCCGGGAAGTGCTAAAAGAGATAAAAGAGACTCTTGGGGAATATGGACTGACGGAATGGGTAAACGATAGTCAAAATAAAAGCCCCTTTCGGGGCTTTTTTTAATCTTCAGCTAATTTAGCAAAATATGATAGTGACTCATCGTCATCATCAAAGTCTACTTCCTTTGCTGGAGCTTTTTCTACTTTCTTTTCCATCACAGGTGGCGGAGAGTTTGTAGATTCAGATACGGGATAGTTATCAAGGAATGTATCTTCTGCACTCTTAGTAGCAGCAAGCCCTCCAGTCAAACCCATCACCATATTGAATTTTTTCTTTAGATCGTCATATGATTTAAAATGCTTTTCATCTAAAAATTCTAACAACGAATGTTGTCCATCCCAGATAGCTTCAATTTTACTATCATCTTCAGAAATTGCACTTGGCCCATCGAATTCTGATTTATCATAATTTCGATACCCTTCTACATTACGAATCTTAAGTTTAAAGTTTGCACCTTCCCAAAAATCAAAAGGATTAATAGGTTTCTCATCCTCAAACTGTGGTTCGGCGATGTCTTTAATTTTGTCAAAGATCTTCTTACCAAATTTGTAAAGATAAACCTTACCTTCGTTTTCAGGATGCGCCGGATCTTTAACTACAAGAATATTTGTAATATAGGATAGTCTACGTTTTTGCTTACGAGCAATTTCCTTATTTGCCTCTGTCCCAGAATTCCATAGTTCAGTGTTATGTTCTGAAATAGGATCGGCCTTACCCAAAGTGGTCAATGAATTCTCAATGTACCATTTGCCGGTTGGTCCTTGGAATCCATGATTCCAAATACGAACCCAGGGGAGGTCTTCACCTTTAGGCGGTGATAGGAAACGAATAACAGCGTAGCCATTGCCAGCTTTGTCTACCTCTGGTTGCCAGAAGCGCTCGTCTGCACCACGTGATTCGGTTTGGGGATTTGCGATTTTTTCGACTTCCTTCATTAGGGTATCGAAGCCACCTCGACTTTTGCGTAAGTCGGATAAAGATTTAAATGCCATTGTACTTCCTTTCGTATTTGCGGTGTATGTGTTGTATTAACGACGTTTAGTTTTTGCATCTATCACATAAGCATAATCTAATTCGTCATCGTCCTCGTAATCATTTTGCATTACTTTAGCCGATGCTATATTATATATAAGTTTTCTGTGCTTGTCAAGGACATTTTTATCCTTAATTTTTTTAATTTTTTTCTCTCTGTCGAAATCATTGTTTCGTTTCTTGCTTGCCATTTTAAAAATACTCTCCTAGTATTAGTAATTAGAATCCTCGTCCCCATCGTTGCCGGTTGAGGATACTACAATATAAGGCCACGATGCAACCCTTTTAGTTATTTCAGATTGATTGTATGCCATTTTCATTAGATACCTTTGAGTATCTTTTAATGATTCAATACAAGTAGTAAGTAGTTCTTTTGTTAAATGAAGTTCTATTTCCAAATCTTGTATCTTCTTAGAACTGAGATTAAGTTCCAACTCTTTCTCTGAATATTGCATGATATCGGTCTTTATCTATTCGTAAAAATGGTTTATATTTTTTGACCAATCTCGATACATCTGGCCAAAGAATGTCCGCTGAAAGCTTATCGTCAAATGTTTCGATATAAGGAAACACCTTATCTAGAATAACTAAAGTTTCAATAGATATTGATTTTCTCAGATATGCTTTCAATATATATGGATGTTGTGCTTTTGTAATCATAAAAGCATCTTCAATTTTATTGCCACCTACTTCTAATTCATGTATAATTGCGTCAAGTTCTTTGGTAAAATTATAGGTAAGACTTTCCATCTTACCTTTCCATTCTACGTATGTTTTACCTGCTTCAGAATCAAACATTCCTCCCCAGCGATCTCCGGATACAAAATTTGAAACTAAAAAATTTGCAACTTCTTCATCTGTGTAAGTTTTGGAAATTTTTCTAATAGAGAAAAGATCTTTTCTTTTAGCAAATGCCTGTCTACTAGCTTTAACTTTTCCATTTCTCTTAGTTATGTCATAATTATCTGTAGTGAAGTGTAACTTCAATGCTATGTACATTTTATATACTGCGAATTCATCCATAATCAAAGTGGTAATTTTCCTCTACGTTTTAAATAATTCTGTTCCTCTGCTTCATTTTGTACTTTATCTTTAAGCGACTGATTTATTAATTTTGATATGGATTCAATTTCAATATCTACTTCTTCGCAATATTGTATAATAGCATCCATATATCCAATTTTTTCTCTAATCACACGCTCTTCAATATGCAGGGAAAATTCATTAGGTGATCTAAATTTCTTGGTTATAATTAAACTATCTGTTAGAATGTATTCTATTTCGTTATCCATGTGTTTCCGGGAATAATACTTCGTCCATAAAATTTGTAAAAACTTGTTTGTCTACTCCAAAATTTACCATCATTGCTGGGGTATGAGGATTCAACTTTTGATTTTTGCAATATCGATTTTGCATAGATATAAAATCTGCATCTTTTACACTATTACCTATATTATAAAGGTAATAATCTAGGTTGTCAATAAAAGTATTTACTAGTTGATCATATTCTTCTTGAGTATGAATATTACCCGCAGCTAACATTTTTGGACTAAAAATCTTCTGTGCCCATTCCGGAAGTTCTCTTGGTTTACTCCATTGTACTGATGACATTCTATTCTGATACCAATCATATAGATTCGATTTTCCTATTTTGGAAAAGTCGTGGAATGCCCCTGTTATCTTATTTTGTCCGCAGACTACATCGAATCCAAAAATTGGATCCGGCGAATCATAATGCGGAAATATACACATATGCATAACCCACATTTTTTTAGTTGCGGTGGCATCTACTATCTCAATATGCGCTCGTCTAAATTTATCAGATGTCCAAATATAATTCTTCCATGAAAAATTATCGACATGAATTTCATATTCTGGTTTAAGTGTTTCAACAGAATATTGTTTAAATTTATCAATAACTAATTGTGATAATAAATTTATTTGCGGCCAAATTTCAATCATTAAAGTCCTTAAGCATAGCAATATTAAAGTCAAATGCTAAATTTGCTTCATTTGCTAATGAAATATCTAATTTACTTCTCATCTTAGCTGCAAGACCGGGGATATCGTTAAACTTAAACATATTGTTAGGACCAGGTAATAATTTAGCTAATGCCTGTCCTCCAAATAAATCACCCATATGGCGAACATAGATATGTGCAAGTAATTTATCTTTATCTAATTTAATGGACTCAATATATTGTAAATATGCTGCAGTAGAATTTTTCATTAGATATATTTGCATATTATTATTTGCTAATTCTGCAAAATCCAATTCTATCGCTTTTGCCCTCTTAATATCTTCTATTCCTTCGAAGATACCCAATCCATCTGCTAAATATTCTAACCGCAAATATATTAATCTAAGTTGATAAAGATAATCAGTATATTTTTTAACATCTACCTTTTTACTAAAAATAGATTTAATAAATGGTTGAGTTTCTGCTTCTTTGTGTTTTTCTAAAGTTAATTCTTTTAATGAAGACATTGGTTACGCCTTTCGTCCAGTTGCCGGATATCCAATGTATGGTCG